AAGAAATAGAAGATTGGATAGGAACATTAATAAGTTGTCAATATTCAATAGAAGAAATACATAATGGTGAGGCAAAAACAATTATAGATAGAATACAATGATTATAACACATAAATTATCTTGGAGCGATTGTTTATCACATCAAATTTTTCCTGCTATAGAAAAGGGTTGGAAAGATGAAAACAGACCTATACATTTTTTTTGGGGTCTAGGTGGAAACAATGTAAAAGAAATTGCTGAGGTCAAAGCTAAAGGTGAAGAATGGTGGTATATAGATGTTGGTTACTTTACTGAACAAATAACAAGATACCCCAAACCCATAATACACGATAAAGATAGAACATATTTTAGAATATGTAAAGGTTATATTCACACACAAAATGGTTCTGTGGGAAATGGTCAACGTGCTAATTTATTAAGAGACAAGGGTATTGATGTAGAATTTAAAGGTTGGAACACAGGTGAAACAAAACATATATTAGTTTGTCCTTCATCTCCTACGGTTACCTATCATACAAATGGAATAGACCAAGAAACTTGGTTATATCAAGTTACTGAAGAACTAAAAAAGTGGACTAATAAAGAAATACGAGTTAGACAAAAACCTAGACCTAATAATGAATTTTGGAATACAGATATAAAAGATGACTTGAAAGATTGCCACGCTTTAGTTACAAATATGTCTTTGTCAGCAATAGATGCTATAATGAATAAAGTACCTGCGTTTACACATCAATTAAATGTTACATCGCAGGTTACAAGTAGAAATATAACATTGATTGAAAAACCAATTCGTCCTGGTAGAAAAACTATGAATGAATGGATTAACTTTGTTGTTGAAAATCAATTTACATTATCAGAAATAGAAAGTGGTACTGCTTATGAAACTTTAATAAAACAAGGATTAAGATGAAGATTAGATATTACAAAGATATTAGTAAGGGAAGATGGATAGGATTTGTATTAGCAATCATATCTGCTTGGATTTTATCATCTGCCATAGTTAATACTCAATGGTTAGGTTGGTTAGTTGCTTGTTCATCTTGTTCTATATGGGTCTATTATGGATATAAAGATAAAGACTATCCTAGAATGTTAATGGAAATATTTTATCTAATATTAGCTATGAGAGCAGTATTAAATTGGTTACAATGAATTTTGCGTGTGTATATTACGGCGACAAATATAAGATAGAGTATGTTGAAAAATTGTACAATATGGTACAACGACATACAACATTAAAACACAATTTTATTTGTTTTACCGATAGTACAATAATTCATAGAAGATTAAAAAAAACATTACCAGGCCATAAGATAGAATTTAGAAAATTTAAAAGAGATGATTTTAATGGTTGGTTTAACAAATTACAATTGTTTAGTCCTGATAGTAACTTAACAGGTAACACATTATATATGGACTTAGATGTGGTTATATTAAAAAATATAGATGAGTTTTTTACAATAGGAAAAGACCACAACTTTGTAGGTATGAATGATTTTAATCCTACAAGTGGTACATTTAATTCAAGTATTATGAAATTTAATAATAATACAACCAGTAAATTAATATGGGATGCTTATTTTAAAAATAGAAGTGAATATAGAAAATTACCTGGCGATCAAAATATTATATCTGCGTTGATAAAAAAACATAAAGACACTATTTCATTTCCTGATTCTTGGACACAATCTTATAAATGGTATGATAGAACTGGAAAGAGATTTCATAAGAACAAATGGACCTTTGAACAGCATCCAGAAGCAAAGGTATGTGTATTTCACGGTAGTCCAAATCCACACGATTCGAAAGAACAATGGGTTAAAAACAACTGGAAATAGATAAAAACCAGAACAAAACAAGAACATACACCTTAAAAACCTAGTAAAATCAACGCAAATTAACCATTGACATATGGTTATAAACCCTATATTATAATAGTATATGAAGAAAAAAATGTTATATATCAACAAATACCAGTTGACAAGTAACAAAAACTATGATATTATAATTGTAACAAAGGAGAAAACACTATGAAAATGAAAGAATACGCTACTGAACAAGTTGAAAAACAAGTAGATGACATTAAAGATAAATTAGTTAATAACGAAATGACTTTAGATGACGCTGCTAGTAAATTAGAAAAGATTGACAATATTGGTTTAGTTACAAATATGGTTGATTTTGATGAAATGGCTTACTTACTTAAATTTGGTGACTAATAATTATGAAAAATAAAAATATGAAATATCATTTAGTTTACGGTAGAGAATACCAAGATTCCGATGAAAGATATGACGAGTTTTTTTTCATCTATAATACCATATTCAGAAATGTACCTGCTAAATTAGTACCTATGTTAATGTCTTTTAAAGATAAGATTAAAAAATATTGTGATAACAATTATAATGAAGACGCTACAAATTTTGTAGGTAATACAATTGTTAAAATTTTAAGTGATAAAGAATACTACAAAACTTATGAAGACGCTTTTGGTGATACTGCTTATGGCGACAATTCTTTATTTAATGATTACGGACAATTATGGAATACAAGACAGTTTTTTAAATATGATTTTAATCCAAAAGTTATAGAAGATTATAAAATGAAATTTTATAGAAAGGCAAACTAATGAAATATAATGAAGATAAAATAATAAAAGAAATAGAAGATTATATAAAGTCAACATATGGACAACACTATTCTACAACAGAAGATGGTTTTCAAGTACAAGATATGTTGAGACAAATAGGAATTGATAAAGACTTCTGTCAAGCAAATGCAATTAAGTATCTATGCAGATATGGTAAAAAAGACGGAAAGAATAGAAAAGATTTATTAAAGGCGATACACTATATCGTACTTTTAATGAGTAGTGAAGATAAAACAAAAACAATAAATTAGGAGGACTATATTATGATAGACACAAACATAACATACACACAGAAAGATGAAGGTAAAAACCTTTACAGAAAGAAAACTTATTATACACTTGTTGTTGAACAAGAAGTATTAGCAAAAGATAAAGATGAAGCAGATAAACTACTTAGTGAATGTGGTATAAATCACGCAGCTATTGGTGAAGATATTACTGAAACTAAAGATGGTGTTGAAACTTATATGGTAGACGCTGATTATACAGATAGTGATACCGTAAAGTACATTGGTAAAGTTGTTTACGATACAGATAATTATGGTGAAGAAGCTATAATTGATGGATATGTAAAAATAGATGATTACGCTGATGAAGATGATTTATCAGAAAAAGAAAAATCTGATGTAGATACATCTATTAATTTAGAGTGGGAAAGTACAAGAGGAAAATAATGGAAATGTTTCTTTTAATGTTAGTAATTTTAATAAGTGCTATAGCAATAAGTTATTCAAAAGAAATATGGATTTATCTATGTTTAGTGTTAGGTTCTTTATTAAAAGATATACAATCAATAGTTGAAAAACTAATAAAAAAGGGGAGATAGTAGTATCGTCTTTGGGTCGAATCACCTGCTTAGCGGTACGCTAAATGAGAAAAAATAGTATAAAATCAAGGGTTTTTACGCTATTGACATTTAAAACAAAACCTGATACAATATAAGAACAATTAACAAAATAGGAGTACATTATGTTTAAATATGACAAATCAAATCTATTCAAAGAGTTTGAAATCGCAAAAGAAAAAGATATAAAACTATCTAAAAAACCAACCTATGAAGAACAAGAAAATGATATTCACACAAATAGAATACAATTTTTAAAAGACCACATAGAACTAAAAAACAAACAACCAAATGTTTACAGTGAAGTTGATATTAATTTTGATAATCTACTAAAAGTTTATCAAAGTTTATCACCAAGAGACGTTTTTTATCAAACAATATTTGGTGTGACTTATGAACAAAAAAAACAACAAGAAGAATTAGAATATGAAAGTCTTGGACCAAAAGAAAATGCAGTCTAAAAAAGAAATATACAAAAAAAGACTTAAACATTACAAATGGTTAATCTCAAAAGGTATCAAAACTACCTTTGATGCAGTTTGTAAGTTTCAAAAACCAGTAGTTAAATCTAAACCAGGCGAATTAGATTTATCTTACTTGGAAGTAAAAAACTCTATACCTTGTGGTAATAGAATCGGCGGTACTACTAAAAAAAGATATTACACCACACATCTACCTGCTGGAAAAACAATTAGTGTGGCTTACAATAAAGGTCCTTATATGATTGTTGATGCTAAGGACTTTAAAACTATGGGAAGGAAAATATAGTATGAGAACAATGATGATGCTTACGATTATGGTTTTATTGACAATGACAATGGCTAAATCGGAAGAAACTAAAACAATAAATCCTGGACAAGTATTGGAAAATGTAAAAGAACTTCCAACTAAAGTAACTGATTGGAGTAAATCAGAATGGGAAAAAACAAAAGAGTTTCAAAAAAATGGTTGGGCAGATATGAAATCAAAATGGCCTTGGAACAAAGTATTTAAGGGTGAGGTTCAATAATGGCTTACGGTGATTTTGTATGTACAAGTGCTAATGATGGTACACATTATTTTAGACCAATTACTGCAAGAGCAGAAGTCTTTTGGAAAGAAAATAACTTTACTCAAAAGTACGTTATTGATAATACAGAAGATTACTATATCGTTAAAAGTGTAAACAGTGAGATAATTTGTGATGAGATTAGAAAAAATAATATGGATTTTACTAGTTAGTTTATTGCTAACTAACTGTGCCGCAAATAGATCACAGGTAGGTGCCGTTTTAGGCGGCACTACTACCACAGGTTCTTGCGTGGCGATGGGTATTGATAATCCATATGCGATTGCGTCTTGTGCTATGATAGGAGCATTTGTTGGTGCAGAGGTAATGTATAAATCAGATTATGATGTACACAACGCTGTGTTTGTAGATCATTTAAACACAGGTCCTAGTACATCTTCATACACAAATTGGTATAATTCAAAAACAGGTAATAGTGGTATTATACACACAACAAGCTCTTATTTAAAAGGACCTATCAAATGTAAAGATTATAGTGCCGCTGTTGATATAACAAACAATTGGCCTTTAATAGGTGTAGGCGGAGTAAATCGAAATACCATCTTTGGTGTTGCTTGTCAAATGCCTGATGGTAAATGGGTAGAATACAAAGGAAAATGAAAAAAATAATTTTAATTATATTGTTATTAAGTAATATGGTGTATGCAGATGACCACGACTTATCAGGTCAAGTCTATCCCATAACAGCTGTTAAAGAAGGAATGGATTTTTCAGAAACTACAAGTAAAGTTGAAGTTGTTTTAGATAAAATTAAAAAAGCAGAGAAAGACACTGGAGTTTATTATGATAAGATTACTACAATAACTCCTAAGAACTCGGCTAATCAATACTGTTATGTTAAAGTAATTATAAAACAAAAAGGTAATAATATTGTAAAAGAGGAAACAATGGAGTGCGCCGATGGTAGAAAAAAATTTGATGGTCCTACATATTGGGAATTGTTTGCTCAATTCTACTATTCAGATATAACAACACCTGAATATTGTAGAGCCTACAGTAGACCAAACCACGTTTTTAAGTCGTTCGGAAAAACGTGTTTAAAAAAGAACGGTGAATGGGAGGTAAAATAATGATTAAAAATCTGATCATTATTGCACTTTTAATAATACTTGTACAACAAAACCACTTGAATTTACAAGATATAATCGGGTATGTTCAAATAGGACTTGACAAAATACAAGAATTAGTATATACTATAAAAAGGAGTGTGTAAAAAAATGAAAAATATGATGAAAATATTGACTTTGATTTTTGCTAGTTTGTTATTAGCTAATTGTTCTAGTCATTACAGTATGAAAAGTGAAAGTGGTAAAACACTTACAAAAGTACCTAAATGGTATATGAATGACTTTTCAGAGAAAAAGGCGTGTGATACATCTACATTTGGTAAAAACAAAGATAGAGTTTGTATTTTTGGTGTAGGTACAGCAGTATCGCCTGACTTAAATCTTGCCATTGAAAAAGGTATGATGATTGCGAAAGCAGAACTTGCTGATATTATCAAAGGCGAAATGAATAAACAATCAAAACAATTTGTAACTGAACTTGGTAAAACACAAACTAAAACAGTTGTGAGTGAAGTTGAGTCAACAATTGTAAATCTAATCAAAGATACACCTGTTAGAGGTTATGAAATCTTTGAAAAAGATGTAACTATTACAAAAAATGGTTATTACAGATCGTGGGTTGGTTTAAGACTTCCTATGGGCGAGTTTAATAAGATGTACAATTACACAATAGAACAAGCGACAGATGCTTATAACTTAAAAAGTGAAGCAAAAGCTGCTTGGGATAATCTTATGAACTCAAAAAAGGACAACAATGAAAATAATAGTGTACAGTAAAGACAACTGTGTATATTGTGGTAAGGCCAAATTACTACTAAAAAATCTTGGCCTTAACTACGAAGAAAAGAAAATGGAAGACTACAAGTCTGTCGATGCACTATTAGAAGACATTGGTAAAAAAGTTAGAACTATGCCACAAATTAAAATTGATGGAAAGTTGATTGGCGGATATAATCAATTAGTTGAATACTTTGCTGATAAAGGACAAGTTAACTTTAAAGGTGAGGTTATAAGTGACTGATGATAATAAAATTATTTTATTTCCTTCAGATAAAATTAAAGATTTAGGTAAGACAGGACCAGCAGATAAGAATAATTTAAATGAAAGAGATGCACAATCTTTAAAGAGAATACAAGAAGACCAAACAAAAAAATTTTGTGATAGTGCCACTGATGATATGAGTATGAATTTATTAAGAGGATTTGTAGATTTGGCTGTTAAGACAGACAATATAAACTTTACAAAAGATTTGGCTTTAGTAATTGAACTATTAAGAGGATTAATTTATAGAGATTTTGGGTTGACACACCCAGCGCAAGAGTTAGTAAATAAAATGGTAACTATACAAACACATAAAAACGGACAACAGTCAGCAAGAATTAATTATAGTGATGTTTTAGATATTAAGAAAAAATCTTTACCATTGAGTAAAGATTTAAAACAAGAATTAAAAGATATACAAGATGGTGCTCACACATTTTTTAATGGTGATGATTTAAAAGATGATTAATATACAGAATTCCAAAGGAATCGCCTTAACAGGTTGTAAAATAGTTGATTTAATAAACTCAAATATACAAAGGAGTAATATATAATGTTTAAATCATTAGTAAATATGTTTGTCAAAGACAAACTAGTTTCAGTTAAAACTGTAAAAAGAACTGCTGAAACAAGAGGTAGAAAATCTCTATCTAAAAAACAAAGGGTGTTAAACCTTTTATTAAAAGGTGAAAACGTTGCATGGAAAACAATTCAAACTAGATTTGAATTAGAATCACCAAGAGCAATGATTGACACTTTAAGAGCCGAAGGTTATATGATCTACGGTAACAGAGTAAACGGAAAAAAATACTACAGAATTGGTACTCCAACAAGAGCTATCGTTGCTGCAGGTATTAAAGCGTTATATGGTACTAGATTTAAGTACAACAATCATAACGTATCTGTAAGAAAATCTGATCTTAATCCAATTGACGCATAGTCAATCTACAAGGTGGGGAGTTTATCTCCCCACTTTGGCTTTTATTCAATATGACAGAATTTAGAAACGGAATTTATAGAACTTTAAAAAGTATGATCGGTACTAGTATTGGTCGTGCTGTTATCTATACAATAGGACACATAATTATTGCTATGACTTGTAATAGAATAATTACAGGTGCAGATTGGAAACTTGCTGGCGCAGATGCAATCGTAGAACCTATGATAAATGGTGTATGGTTTTATATGTTAGATAAAACGTGGAGTAAATATGGTAAATGATTTATACAAAATAATTAGACATATATTACCAGAGATATTTAATGAAGATAAAGCATTTAAATCTAATTTACCTAAAGTTACAAGATTTCAAATACTTACTATACTAGCAACAACTTGGGCATTTATATTTGCTCAAATGACAATGAACTTTTTAAATTATGG